TAGTAAAACAGATGCAGATAAAGCGAAAGAATTACGTTCTGCCAGTAACAATATGAAAGTATATCAGTTGAAAATAAGTGCTACTGATAAGCTGAAAGTGCCGTCAGATGAGAATGCTGGATTTATTACTGCAAACCTACTGAAAGATAAATCGTTTAAGAAAAATGTAGAAGCTTCTTTAGCTGATTCTAAAGAGAAGATGAGACGTCCTGCACAACAGATATTGTTTAAACAAGCTGAAAACGCTTTGAAAAAGGATCCTAATACAATGACGAAAAGTGAAAAAGTGGCCGTATATAAGGCTTTTAATTTATCTCTTACAAATCATAATACCCAGGAGGTCGCTGCTCAAAATCGTTTCTATTCGGAATTGAAAAAGAAAGGCTATAACGCATTACTTGATTATAATGATAAAGAATACTCTAGCTATCATGCAAAACGACCAATGATAATTTTTGATACAGATTCCGTTAAGCTACATGCTGTAACTCAAACGAACCCCAAAATTGTAGATAAAATGTACAGGAAATACAACTCCGAACGTATCGCTAAAGATAGTATAGCAAGTACAATCGGAGTATTAGGTAAGATAGGTAATAAAACTATTTCAGAGTGTAATACATATGTACGCCGGAAAATGTCTGATTATCTAAGTTAATCATTAATAACCCTATAGGCGATATTCCCATCTACTGTAACTAAATATTCTATTGGAGTATTTATAGAATCCAGTGTATCAACAAGACCTGTTCGGTTATCAGTATCTTTTATTGCGGAATACGATTTTACAATTTCATCAAGAACAGCACCTAATTCAGAAGTGTCTAATTTTTTTCTGAAAATGCTAGTGTATTCACTGTTTCGACCAATCAGCCTGCTGAATTCAGCAAGTATACGATTATCACATTTACCTATATATCCAGCGACAGATTGCTTCACATTATCTATATAAGCAGGATCATAATTCTCAGAGTAATACACTTCGAGGACATTAGCCATGGTAAGTAATTGAGTAGCCATCTCAAGACTATCTTTGATTTTCATAGAATCAGAAACAATCTTTTCAAATTCGGAATAATTCTTAGTATCACTCTGCACTGTCTTAGATAAATCAGTTATGTAAAACTCAATGTCTTTCATAGCGATTTTTTTTGAGTCTTGTAAGCCAACCAATACAGATAATCTCTGACTATCATGTTTCATGATACTACTGTAATTTTTATATGCCTCATTCACGAATGAAATTTCAGCAAGTAATTCAGCACTCTTTTCGCCGTAAAGAAACCCTAATATTTGATCAATTTTAAGGTTAATCATATCCAAATTATTGTAAATATTTTTCAGATAATATTGACCAGTAGCAAAAGACATTAAAGAGAAACTCGT